TGTAGCTAGCCTTAGCCTTGTCCTCAGCTTGCTTTTGTGCCTTAGCCTTTGTTACCGGGTAAGGTTCATTCATGTACGGTACAGGTTTAGTGCCTTTCTTAGCAAAAGCGTGTAAGATCGGAGAAGTAGCACAGATAGCGTCATATACATACTTTCCTTGAAGCCACGCTTCAAAGCTAATTCTTTCGGTTCTAAGTTCATCGGCTTCACGATAGAACTTGACCAACATACAATCTCTATCCCAATACTGTTCCTCGGTCATACCGATTGACAGGTAATAAGGGAACTGTTCATTGAAAGTGTCTGTGTAAGTTTTAAGGGGAGCAACTACTTGCGAGCCGCTCCCCTCATCATCAGAGGATAGAGAGCCACTTACCAACTCGCTACCCAATCCACGTTTCCCTTTGACTCCTCCGGCTCAGCCACAAGTGCCATGATAGGCTCGTTGTACATTTCAGCGAGTTTACCAATAAGAGCTTCTTTATGAGTCATCTTGGAGTAAATCTCCTCGATCACCGAGCTCTTAACCCACCTGTGGTGTGCTAAGAACGCCCCGGCAAAAAGCTGAGGTAAGACCGTCATAGGTTTGATGTCAATATCGTCAGCAACGAAACCGTTCTTTTCCATTTCCGATACTGTACGTCTTGTGAACTCGAGGGTGTAGTCTTCTCCCTCGTAGCTGAAAGTAAGTGTTTTACTCATGCGAATATCCTCCTAAAATCTGTTCATGTGAACCTGTGATCAAGAACCCATAGTAATAGGTGTGCTAGGTGCGATAGTGATAGTCATATCAACTACCTCATTAACTCCACCACCTACAGGGAATACGGAGAGCTGACCCTTGAACTCGAACTTACCGTCAGAACCGGTAGGAGTAAGAGAGTCTCCCTCACCTGTGCCGCCAAACCAAACAGCGTAATCATTCTCAACACCGTCAAGAGCCTTGAGAGCTGTAAAGTCAGCGAGAGTGTAGTTTGCGGTAAACTCAAGAGCGTCAAGGCTCTGAATACCCGGAATGTAGGTTTGCATATTGTCGGACAGAGTAGTTGTCTCGAGCATTTCGGGAGAACCTCCAAGGTCGGGGAACTCCTTAATGTCTACCAACTTCTCATAAGTTGAGCTGTTCTTCTTCATAAGAAAAACCTTGTAGGTTGAAATAGCCATGATTATTACCTCCTATAAATAGTGTGATCTTTTCCTACAACAGCCCGGTATCTACCGAGCAATCTGTAAATAGTTGAGTCCTCAAGGTTCGGAATGGGTTCTAACATCATTCTTGTGAACCCGAGGTTTGCGAGTTTGGTATCAAGGAGACTAGCAATAGCTCGGCACTCGCTCTTTTTTCCCGATGACTTGTTAGAGTAGATATTGACCTCGTAAGTCACCGCTGAATGTACTTCCTCCTCAGTATTCGTAGAAGAGTTCCTGTACACCGCATTATCTACCTCAACGATTGATACACAGGGAAAAGAGGAAGGAGATTTAACGTATTCACCTGTGATAAAAATGTCTTCGTAAGACTCTCTCAGCACACTCGCAACGCTTGTGAAAATCTCATTTTCTACGTCAATCACCCGAACACCTCCTTTGCTAGTTTGTCTAAATCCTGTATTGCTGTTTGAACAGCCTTGTACATCGGCATAGAAGCCGGAGTACCATGTGTGATCTTCAACTCACCATTTTCTATGAAGCCCCATGAATGACGGACTCCGTTCGCCCCGAAACCTCCTATGGTGAAACCGAGCTCCAACCCATAAGGGTTAGGAGAAGAACCTACAGCTCCGTTATGATGAACGCCTGCTCCAAACTCAACCCATACAGCGTCTTCGCCATTGGCTGTCACAACATAACCTCCGTCCGTTTCGTCTTTGGTTACGTTCACGCTAGCCATTCTTGCACCGCCGCTTTTTGCTGTGAGATCATCGACTATCGCCCCGGAGAAACCTCGCTGAGCTTCATCGGCTATCTTTTCAGCAAACCTCTTACATAGCTCTTTGCTTTTTTCCTCGAAAGATTTCTTGTACTTCTCGACTTCTTTGATAGCCTTGTCAATACTTTCTTCCGAGAGATCGGTTATCCTAATGACCGTCTTAGCCACTTACTGTCACCTTACTGATTGCCAAGAGCTCCGAGTGAAGACTCATAGCAACTTTCTTTACTATGTAATCATGAGGGGTTTTAACCGTTCCGTCCTCATTCAGCACTAGAGCACCGTTAGCGTCTAATTCCGGCTCGCTGTCAATCCAAAGAATTGAGTATTCGTCCAAATCAACAGCTCCTTTGTCAAGAATGATAGACTTGTCATAAACGATGTTCTCACCAAATTGATTACTTTGGGTTTCACCCCGGGCGGCTGAGATATTGGCGAAGTACTCAACCGGGTTACTGTACAGGAGCTTATATTCACCGCTTTTGTTTCCGTATTCATCTTCGAGTTCTTCACGCCCGGTGTATAGGGCATAGAAGAAACGCTGTTTGTTCAAGTTCATGCACCTCATTTGATCACCCCACAATACGGAGTAATCGTCTTGAGCATTGAGTAAGGCACATCGGCGTTTTCATACTGTCTCTGAATACCATTCTCAGAGTGTGTAATCTGACCGTAAGCACCTCTCTTGTCGAGCATATAAGCCGCAATCTCAATTTGAAGATACTCATACTTGCTAGGAACTTCGAGTTCCTCGTCATCAGAAGCATACGGAAAAGCCTTAGCTGTAATCTTCTTACCGGCAAGTGTTAAAAAGGTGGATAACACTTCGTCCGTATCGGTATCACCTACCATAGCTCTGAGAGCTGTAATTTTTTCTTGGTCTGTCATGCTACCCACCACCTTTCAACAGAACTCTTAGGCAAGAGTGATCTCGTAGTAACCGAGAGTCTTAGGATTGTCAGAAGACTCGGGAACAACCACTACATAACCGAGACCGGACTTCTCATAGTAAGTCTTTGTGGAGTCGGGAGTAGTATCGTTTGTAACCGCCGCTGTACCTTTCTCGATCTTAACAGCGTATCTCTCGTCAGTAAGAGCGGCGAGATAGTACTTACGAGCAAAGATAGTGTTCTTACGAACATTAGCGTCTCCGCTATCTCTCTGAGGAGTCTCAACCTCAACACCTTTCTTGTTGAAGAGAGTAACAGCCTGTTTAGTACCAACACAGATAGTACCGGCAACAGCGTCTTTCTTGGTGTAGATGTTCACACCGGCTACAGTTCCGATGTAACCTGTACGAGCGAACGCTTCAACGTACTGTAAGTTAAGTCCGAGTGCCTTTCTAAGAGCGGCAACGTCAGCCGGGCTTACGAAAGCGAAGAACTCAACACCCTCGATATTCTCAAGGTTGAACATAGCCTGTGCGTCAGCGAAAGCGTCAAAGTTAAGAGCGGAAACAACAACTACCTTAGTAGCCTTGTTGAACTCAGCGAAAATGTCAGCATTTACGGTATTGAACATATCAGTACCCATGTGACGAACGCCTACAGGAACGAGCATAGGATCTGTCATTTCCTGTTCGTCATAGTACTCGAAACGGTTCTGAGCCATGAGAATTTCATACTCATAAGGAGCATAAGAAACCTCAATGCTCTGAGTATTTCCGTTACCCATAGTGAGCTTCTGAGTACCGTTAGTAGCACTATAGCGGTTGATCTTTCTCTTCATGCCGGGCTCGCCAACAAGAGAGTTATCTACAGTACAGAAATTCTGTAAGTCGAGGTGAGAGTTATACTGATCTTCAACCTCATTGGAAAGGAAAAAGTTATCATAAATTGTATGAGCCATATTTATTTACCTCCGTTTGAATTTTCTTGGTTGTATAGTTCTCTATACTCCTCCGGGTGCTGTTGTGAAAAAGCGAGTCTCTCGCTCGAAGACATTTTGCGGAGTGAGTCGAGAGTCATAGTAGCTGAGCCACCGTCACCGGTTGGCTTAGGTGTATCTTTAAGGGCTTCAGCACGAATTTTCTTCTCGAATGACTCAAGGTGCTTCTTCTGATTAGCCATTACCTTGTCTAAATCTCCGTTAGCCATAGCTTCGGCTGTTTCATCAGCGAGCTTCTCGTCATATCCGAGTGCTAATAAGTTTGACTTGTTCTTGGCTACCGCTGTTTCGTGAAGTAGCTTTTCGTAGTCAGCCTGTAGCTTGTCTCGCTCCTCCTTTTCCTTGAGCTTCTCAGCTTCATCGGTGGAGAGCTTGTCTCTGAGTTCTTTCTTCTTCTCAGCAAGCTCAGAAGCGGTCTTATCGAACACTTCTTTCTTTACATACCCGGTATAATCGGGTTCGGGAACATCAACCTCAAACTCCTCAAGAGCTTTCAGCTTTTCCTCCGCTGACATACTTTCGTAACCGTCAATCTTAGTAACATCAATCTTCATTTTGAAATCCTCCTTGTCTTTTTAGTTCTTCTGTGAACATGGTTTGCGATTATAGGTTTCTCTACCTTTTTGCGATTAAGGTCTTCTCTGACCATATTTCAAGACCTCAAGCGAAGTCTTTAATATCTTTGTAGGGAATGATCATACATCTACAGTTGTAATGTGCCTTGTGAAGTACTTTATCAATGTCATAAACCATTCCGTCTAGCTTGCGGCACACATGACAGGTCTTATCATCGTCCTCAGCAATCCATTGAACCTTTTTGACACCGGCTCTAGCGAAAGTCTCACGAACCGTATAGTCTTCAATGTCAATAGCGTATT